GTGGAACAACGCCAGCCAGTTTTACGACATCGCCTTTTTTGAATGTTGCCATGATTAACCTGCCAAGCTGAGTGTGTAAGTGACGTTCAGCGTATCGCCTGAAACAACAGAGCGGTCGCCGGGGGAAGTGAAGTCAGACGCAGAGTACAAAGTACCTGTTGATCCGCTCTTTGTGTTGTCGCTGACCAAGAATGCGCCGCCAACAGTTGACGTTGCATTGATACTGTACACAGCAGGAGAAGCTGAGTTGGTGGCTACAGATGGGTTGGCTGTGGTGGGTGTGGCAAACGTGCAAGCAGGGCGGGTTGCTTGGCTGTAAGGGACAACTTCAGTCCATCCGGCATGTGAAGCCATAGTGTCGCCAGCAGCGGGGCTGTTTGAAGCGCCTGAACCGTACAAGCCAATGTACCAAGTGGCGGTATATGCACTGCCAAGGAAGTACTTGTTGTTCATGTCCTGTAAACCTTCATTGACGACCAGATTGGGGCATTCAGCTTCCCACTTCAGGTTTCCGTTTTTGTCGAAGCACTGCATGGTGTAAACGCCCTTGGCAGACGCTGTCTCTCCAGCTTGCAAGGCTTTGGTAATTGCGCTGCCAACAAAGTCGGCGGCTTGGGCTTTTTCTACGGTAGACATTTATTGCTCCTTAAACAAGTCTGATGAGTGCAGATGTGCTGGTGTTAGCAGGCATCGTCACAGTGAAAGTATTGGTGGATGTTTTATCGTTACCAAAATCTAAAACGCAGATTGCGCCATTTGCTCCAGCCTTGTAAATCAAAGCCCCCCGCGCAGTTATCTGCCCAATCCATGCTGGAGATGTAAAGGATACATACGTAACGCTTCCAGACGCTGTTGGCTCAGATGAAACTGTCGCTACTACAACTTGCCCACCTGCAACGTAATCCCCGCCTGTGGCTTCACCTGTGGTCGTGTACTCGGTCGTGGTTTGGCTCAATGTGGCATCGTTGGTGTACAAGGCCAAATAGAACGTGTCGGTCGTCAAATTGATTGACGCATTAGCCAAGCCAGCGCGAAGCGTGTTGCAGGAGAAGTTACCGGTAAAAGCCATCAACGCACCCCGTTATTCTGAGGTAGCGGAGCCACACGATACTGACCACTGCGGTATGCGTCACTGCGCTCCAAGCCATCACCAAGACGTTGAGCAAGTGCAAGTGCTTCTTTGTATTTGCCGTCATACAAAGCCATGATGTCTGGCTCACCCTTCATGTAGGTGTAAGCCTCAACCAGCGTTCCGTACAACAGCACGGAATCAAAGTTGTCCCCTAACCATGTAGTGGATGCCGTGACGATTGACTCAGGGTAATAGTAATAATGCAACTCTACGTCATAAGCTGCATCAGGTGTTGGGCCAAGAATAAAACTCAACTCATTCGTTACAACAGGGGTTACACCCGAAGTTGTGGTTGGGCCAAACAAAGCGTAGTACTTGGGCAGTGCGGTGTCAGTTGGCTGTGGATACGCCTGACGAATGAAGTTCACATCCTTGTTCAACAAATACTCGTAGTTGCCACTTGCATCAATCACCGCCATAGAAAACGATGACAGGAAGTCGCTGGGGCAAGACAAGTATTTGTTTCCAGATGTTGTTATCCCCGTCACGTTTTTACGCAGCGAAGGGAACTGAACTGTGTTGTAGATGCGCTGTTCTGCCTGAGTTATGAACGTGTTCATATTCGCCGTCGGGACGGTGTTCTCAGTGTAGTCAGTGACCGCAACTACAAGCTGGGCGTAATTCATGCCATTGGGCCTCTAGATGTTTTGCCTCTAGTAGCCGCACCGCCGCCACGCATTTGAACGCCGCTAGTCTTGGTGGCTGGATAGTCTTGACTGCGGGTGTTAGCCACAGACACGTTGGCTTTACGCATGGTCTCTATTGCTGGCTCTTCACCAACAGTCACAGATGCGTATGTCTTGGGTTGCACGTACTTCCCAATAGGGTCTTTGGTTTCAGCAGGGAAATAGCTGAATTCTTCAGTGCTGCTTCTCATATTATTTACCTCGTCCAGAGCTACGCTGGTTCATAATTTTTGCCATGTTGCGACCATACTTAAGCATATCGCTATTGGTCTTGCCACCAGCACGCATGTTTTTAACCGCAGCATCGGGGTGCGCGGCCTTCATGCCTTTTGCCATGTGTGCTTTAAGTGCTTTCTTTGCGTCCATCATCGACTCCTTATGTCGTTGTAACCGTAACTGTACCAAGTTCTATGGATAAAACCAAATTGTTTGGGGTTAATCCATCGTCATTTGCCCGTGATCCACCAACTGGATACCAGCCCCACTGGAAGATTCGACTGCCACCTTCTACCGTCCCCGCTCCATCTGGCCCGTTGCCTGTTGGAACAAGCTGCAAACCGTTTGTACCTGACAGGACGTAACTCCGATCAGGGCGGGGATTTCTCAAAGCCTGCGGGTCATCCACTGGGAACATACCCAACTGCAACTGCGGCTGATCTGGATCCCAGCACTCAGGACAAACCAAGAGGTTGTAGTTCTTGGTCTTGATGATCTCGGTCTTGAGAACGCTCAACTTGAACCGCTGGTCACAACGGTCGCACTGGGCAATCGCAAACTTACCACTGGCAAACCTATTGCCCATCGTTACCTCCCAATGTAGGTTTGACGGGGGACAAGCCTCAAAGCTGCTTTCTCATGGTCTTCGTATGCTGCTAGTTCCCAAGCCTCGTCATACTGCGTCTTGAGGAACGGGAGGCGCTCTGCGCCGTTGGGGATCTTTCCAGCGATGTAATACGACAGGCCAGCCGCCATACAGGGTAAGAACCTAAAAGGCACATCCATGATGTTGACACCGCCGCCTGCGTCTTGGGTGCGGCGCAAGCGCCAATACACAAATTGATACTGCTGTGCATTGTCTGGGGTAGGCCAAACGGTGATCGCGGGGACTTGCTGCCAGTAAACGGCTGTTCCAGATGCGTGGCTTGCAGCAGTGGTGTTTTGCTGTGCGCGGAAGCAGTTGTACAGGACGTTTCCGTCAATGTACCCGTAGTTGATGATCTCGTTTTCAATCTTCACAAACCCAGCGGCGGGCAAGCCAACCGCAGAGCTAAGGGTAATTGTTGTGCTGGTGGCTGTAATAGCGCCATTTAGGGTTAACCCTGTCGGCGAAGTCTGACCGTTGTAGCGTTGAATCCAAACCTGAATGGGTCTGGCTTGGGTAATCTTGTTGGGGATCGTAGCGTAGGTGGAAACGCTAATCCTTGTAATGGTTAAGTCAGCCTGAGTTGCAGCTATGTTGCCACCTGTACGGATCACATGCTCCAGCAAGTCAATAGTGTCATCAGGCAGGGCGTAGGTATTTTGACCCTGCACAAAATCAATCGTGCCAGTCTCAATCGTCCACAAGTTGATGCCACGATTTGCCCAATCCGCAAACATAATATTCAAGCTGCGTCTGGCTGTACGTAAGTCATAACCGGTGCGAAGCTCACCACCAGCGCGTTCAAACGCTTCCTCTACCAACTCGGTGAGGTCTAGGTTAAAGCCACTTGCGCCGGATGTTTGTGCCATTATCTAAATCCTGCTGTTTTCTTTGCGATGCTTTTGGGCTGTGCCACGAATTGTTTCCCAGCCGCCTTACCTTTGCGCTTGGCTTTGGTTGTAGCCGCATACTCCGCAGGTGACAAAGACTTGATTGCCGCTTCAGGAAGATACCTCTCACCTGTTTTTGACGAAGGCTTCCCCGACTTGGTACGCCATTTCTGGTCGCCCCAGTTTTTAAGGGAAGTCTGCGGCGCTTTCAATCTCTGTATCCCCCGCCAGCAGCCTTGTACTTCTTGGCTACCAACTGTGCTTTCCTTGCTGACCACTGACCTGCGCCAGTACCTTGGGTAGCCGCAGCTTTGACCTGAGCCACAATCCGCTTACGCAGACTAGGCTTGGTGTAGTTTCCAGCGGCATTTACTTTGCCGCCATCTGCATACATATCCACATCCTGCGGCTTGTCTTTGCGACGGACGACTTTTCTCCCCGGCATCTTCTTTGGGTTAATTGCGCCCATGCCGCGAGAGGCCATCATACAAACCGACCCTTGGTCTTGCCTTTAACAGCGCAACCATCAGCACGAGAGGAGGCGGATGAAGTTACCCCACCTTTTTTCATTTGGGTCGCCATATTGCCTTTTTTTGCACGCTCTTCTTCGGCAGCAGCCAAAGCCTTAGAGTCGGCTAAAACTTTATTGGCGGCGTCTTCTTGAGCATTTTTAGCAATCATTTGAGGAAGTAACCCAATACCACCCTGACTGGCTAATTTACCAATCATGCCTTTGCCCGTGGCAATTCCCATCACGGGGCTGAGATCTTCCAAACTTATTGCCATGATTACACCATCTTTCCGCGAGTTTTACCTTTGGTACAGCAACCATCTGCACGGCTTGAAGCGGAGCCGCCGGAAGCCATTTTCTTCTCAGGCTTTACAGGTTTATCGTCAACACGAATGGCGCTACCCGGTTGCTCGGGCATACCGGGCTCATCTTTTTTAAACTTACGCCCAGCAGATGCGCTATCAGGTTCTTTGGGTGGTTGGCCCATTTCCTGTGTGTACACTTTATCTTTCGCCATGATTTTTCCTTAGCAAATTTTGCCGCGTGTTTTGCCTTTAGTGGCGATGCCATCTGCGCGACGCGAAGCGGTCATGCCGCCGGAAGCCATTTTGACCATGCCACCCTTTTTCATTGGGTTACCAGCCTCATCAAAGCCACGTTGACCGCCCATAAAATTACCAGCCTCGTCGTAACCTCTCTGACCACCTTTAAATGGCGGTGTTGTAATACGAGTGCCACGGCTCATACCAGCTTCAGCCGAACGTGGATCAGCAGGTTTTGGTGCAGGTGGATTAACCGAGCCACGACCAGCGCCAGCCATTGAGGTAGTACGAGTACCACGAGACATCCCAGCTTCGGCTTCGCGGGGGTCTTTAGGGGCTGGTACAGGTGGATTAACGGAGCCACGACCAGCACCTGCCATTGAGGTAGTGCGAGTACCACGACTCATACCAGCTTCGGCTTCGCGGGGGTCTTT